TGCACGCACTGTCTGGTGCTGGTGCTGGACGACGTGGGCACCAAGGCCAAAGTGCCGCCGCTGGCCCCGACCTGGCGCATGGAGACTTCACCGGGTAACTTCCAATACGGCTACGCCTTCAGCGAGCAGCCGTCCTGTGGCGAGTTCACCGCAGCGATCAAGGCCATTGCCGAGGCCGGATACACCGACGGTGGGGCGACTAACCCCGTGAGAAATTTTCGCTTGCCGGGCAGTATAAACTTGAAACCGGGCCGTGAGGCGTGGGCGTCGGTGCTGGTTGAGTTCGAACCGGCGCGCGAGTATACGCTAGCCGAAATCTGCACCGCCTTGGGCGTGACGCCCGCCGCCGCCGACACCGCGACCGTGCGCCGCGTCGATCTGGACGACGACGGCACCGACGACGTATTGGCGTGGCTCTCCGAGTCCGGCCACCTGACCGCGCACGGCAACAGCGCCGGGTGGTGGGGTGTCGTCTGCCCCAACAACGCCGCCCACACCACCGGCGAAATCGAGGGCCGCTACATGCCCGTCAACCGCGCCTATACGTGCCTGCACGAGCATTGCCTTGAGTGGGATAGCGTCGCCTTCCTGACCTGGGTAGCCGAGCAGGGAGGCCCGCAGCACGCGCCGGGGCTACGCTCCGAGCTGCTAGCGCCGGTGATGCAAGCCGCACTAGCGAAACTGAAGCCCGGCGACCTGTTCAGCGAAGCCACGGATGCGGGTGCGATGATCGCCGCCGTTGAGCGCAAGGAGTTAGGCCGCGTCGAAAAGGCCGCGTGGTATACCCGTTTCGCATATATACAGGCCGATGAATCCTACTTCGACATGATCGACCGCCGCGAAGTAGGCCGGACAACCTTCAACGCCCTCTATCGGCACATTACCTGCTTTTCCATACACGCTGGGGCAAATGGCGGCGCGCGCCGCGTCGAGGCGAGCATTTGCTACGACGAGAACCGGCAAGCGATGGGCGCGCCTGCTTTGGTCGGCATTACCTATTCGGCAGGCGACGATGTGCTGGTGACGCGTGACGGCGACGTCTACGGCAACCGCTGGCGCGACGCTCGCCCACCGATTGACCGCAGCCGTGAGGCCGACATATCGCCCTGGCTCGCACACGTCGAGGCGTTGGTGCCGGTGCCCGCCGAGCGCGAACACGTGTTCGACGTGATGGCCTGCAAATACCAGCGCCCGAACATCAAGATTAATCACGCCGTGCTGCACGGTGGCGACGAGGGGTGCGGCAAAGATACGCTGTGGGCACCGTTGTTGTGGGCCGTGTGCGGGCCTGCGCTACGCAACCGGGGTATCCTGGACAACGATACGCTTGGGAGCCAGTGGGGCTATCAGTTGGAGGCCGAGATTATCATCCTCAACGAACTGAAAGAACCGGACGCCCGCGAGCGCCGCGCGCTTGCCAATAAGTTAAAGCCGATCATCGCCGCCCCGCCCGAGATGATCCCGATTAACCGCAAGGGGCTTCACCCGTATCAAATGGTCAACCGCTGTTTTGTCTTGGCGTTCTCGAACGATCCGGTGCCGATCTCGCTCGCGTCGCAAGATCGCCGGTGGTTTTGTATCTGGTCAAGCGCGCCGCGTATGTCGCCCGCCGCCGCCGGTAAGCTGTGGGCCTGGTATCAGTCGGGCGGTTTCCACGCCGTCGCCGCCTGGCTCGCCCGCCGTGATGTGTCCGCGTTCAATCCCGCCGCAGCGCCGCCTGTGACGGAGTTTAAAGAGAACCTCTGCGAGCAGAGCATGAGCGCAGGTGAATCGTTCATCGTTGACCAGCTCCGCGCCCGTGCGGGCGAGTTCGCCCGTGGCGTCATCGGGTCGCCCTTTCATGCGCTATGCGACCGCCTTACCGGGCCTGCGGGCTTTAAAGTGTTCCAGAGTCAGCTCCTGCACGGGTTACGCGAGGCGGGCTGGGTAGACTGTGGGCGTGTGGCGTCAATGGAATTTCGCACTAAAAAGCACGTTTTCGCCGCGCCTGATATGTCTACCTTATCCAAGTCGGAGCTACGCCGCGCGGTAGAGCTACCGCCGCCGCCGGTGGTGCTATCGTCAGTGAAATAGAAAAGGGGGCTATAAAGCCCCCTCTTTTTTGTTGTACTACGGTTTACAGGTCGAACATAATCGCAAGCAAGGCGACAAACAACAGCGCGGCGAGGGCGATCATTCGTCGCTGTCCAGCAGCTTGGCCGCACGATCTACCCATTCCAGATCGTCGTCGATCAGCTCCGCAGCGTCACGGATGCACTGGCGCAACAAAAGCCGCTCCTGCTCTAGGTCGATTATCCGGCCCCATGCGGTAGCGAGGGCGGTATTGCCCGCCGCGTATGCTGCCCGTTCGTTTTCTTCAATTGTCAATTGCATGGTTTATACCTCCATTGTGCGGTAATAAACCGGCCCTGCGATAACGCCAGAGCCGGAAGTAGATTTCTTTCTGTACGTCCTGCGGCAATTTTTACAAACAAAACTTTGACCAGCGGCACGCTCGACGGTTTGGAACCCTTTCCCTCCGCAAAAGCTGCACGTCATATCGGGCGGTCTGATGGCGTTTTTGACGTTCACCGGCACACCGTCAGCGCGCCAAGGACGAGGGCTAACGCCGTGGCGCTCATGGCAAGCGCAAAGCATAGCAACGCCTTAGCCAGTGACTCCTCTACTGGCAAGGGTTTGAGGGCTTTCATATCGCGCATGTGGTAGCTCATTTTTTACGCTCCTTTGTAGCTGTCAATTAACTCTCGAAAATCATTACGCGCGACCATCATGCGGTCATGGTCTGATTCATCGCCGCTCGCGTCGTAATCCGTCTGTGCCGCGTCGTACTGCTCAAGGTAGCGCTTACCATACTGTGCCGCTTCGAGTGTCGGCAACCAGCCCGACTGCGAAAATACGGTAGCCTTGCCTTTTGCGTCATACGTAATCCGTTGAACTTGGAACTTACCCTTTTTTACCGCGATTGCGATCTGCATAGTTATAGCTCCTGTTAGCAGCACGTACATTGATCAATGGGCTTGCCATTGCGGCACAGTTCCGGCGCGCCATCGTAATCGGCGATAAACGCCAGCACGGCAGCAAAGCTATCCGTTTCGAGTAGCGAATCGCCGCCAGCGTCGGACACGCCGTAGCGCGTACAACCTTCGATTTCGCGCTTGTTAACGTCGGCATAGTCACAATGCACGGTTAGCTGTAGCGTTTCGCTGTAGATCGATGGGCAAGTATCGTTTCCATAACTGCTATCAGCGAAACCGTCGATTGTGGGTAGCACGTCGTCGTAATCGGGAAAAAGGGTAGCTTGTGACATGATGAGTTTCCTTTTAGTGGATTGAATAAGATACAGCGGCAACGTCGCGATTCCAGCACGCGCGGCATTCGCGACACTCGCCATTCTGTTTTGGTGCGTTGCATGCCGTGCCGATCGGCTTAGTACTGTGCACGTTCGAAACGGCGATACCTGCGATATTTTTAAGACTGGCCGGTACGACGACGGCCTTGTCGGTGAACATTGCCGATAGTCGGATTATCAGATTTTTTGGGATGTCATACTGTGCGGTAAACGCGGAAACAATGCCGTATTCGCGCGTCGGTAGCCAATGCATACACTCTGGCGTACGCTTTGCAACTTCTGCGATTTTCTCTAAATGCTCGATGTCTTGAATGTCACCGCTATCATGCCAGCGAAAATACTTGTCTGCACCAATGCTAGCTACCATAGCATCGACCCACAGATCATCTGTGATCGACACTAAGCGCGCATGTTGTGCTGGCTCGATGCCGTTAGCGTATTTTTTGTAGTTACCCTTTTCCGCGTAGCAGCTGGCGCAGATCGAGCCTGCGATCGCGCGCATTTTGAATCCAGTTTTGCAAGCTATTGTAGGCAAAGAGTAGCTTTTGCAAGGCATTTTGGTAGTTTGGGTAAGTCCACCATGAACTTGATGCGCCTGCGTTTTGTTTAGGTTTTGCATGTAGTCTCCTGTCGGGTAGATTAGGTTAGCGTTATGCTGCAGAATCTATTTTAACGCATTGGCAAGGGATTTACATACAAATGACGAAATATATTTTTAAGAGCGTGGCGAGTAGTGGCTAACGAATGGCATATTTGACGCGGGGGGGGGTTAGAGACAAAGGCGCGAAAACTAGATACATATTGTCTTAATTGTCATAACAAGTACCAATTATAGATACATTGCCTATTTGACATAACGTGGGAGTGTGGCGTAGACGCTGGCGCGTGTGGCCGCGCGTTGGACGCGACCTAAAACAAAATGACAATTTGACAATTTGACTATTTTGCCGGTTTGGCCTGCCAGCCAGCCAATCCGCACGGCAAACCGCACAATGCTATTTGTCAGGAAGCTACATGCAAAATGCCGACCTGCCTGCCTGCCTGCGTGCCTGCGTGCCAGGTGTCATGTTGCAATGCAACAAGCCCGGTGGCTGGTGGCTGGTGGCTGGTGGCTGGTGGCTGGTGGCTGGTGGCCTGCGTGCTCAGATCGAGGGGGGAGGGAGGGCCTTAGCCAGGGCGTGTCGGTCACGGCACCCCCCACGAACAATTTTTTTTAAAAAAGGTAAGCAGACCAAAAGCCCTTGCAAACCAGAAATAGGTCAAATTGTCCTATTGGCAAACGGGAAACAGTCGTGCTATAAACAGGCTATGTTCAAGTCACTCCCTTTTACACCCCGCGTCGTCAAGGCGACCGAACAGCGTTTGAACGCTATATATGCTGCTTCTAATTTAGGGTTAAAAGGAGATGCACTGGCGTTGGCAGCGGGGATGCTGCCTACGGAATATAGACAATTGTGCCAATTTGACCCAATGGCCGAGATGGCCGCGCAAAAGGGCAAAGCGGACAACGAACTGCAAGCTGCCCGGCGACTGAACGAGGCGTCTGAACAAGGCGACGCTAAAGCGAGCCTGGCGATCTTGCAGCATGTGCATGGGTGGACGGCCAAGACCGAAATCAGTGTGGACGTCTATCAGAAGATCAGTGTGCTGACTGCCTTGGAGGAAGCCCGCGCAAGGGTGATCGAGGGGCAAGCGGTTGAGGTTGAACTAGAAGATAAGCAACCGCGCCAACATCAACAGATGATTCACGTGGAACCTAATGCAACAGCCGGTCTATAGCTCGGAGGACGAACAGAAGCTCATGGTTGAGCTATGGAGTCCGCAAATTAAAGACGACCCCGAGGCGTTTGTTCTGCTGGCCTTCCCCTGGGGCCAGAAGAACACACCGCTGCATAAGTTTAAAGGCCCGCGCAAATGGCAGCGGGAAGTGCTGCGCGACATCAAGGCGCACATTGCAGGGAACAAGGGCAAGATTCAGATGGACACCCTGCGGGAGGCGGTGTCATCAGGGCGCGGGATCGGCAAGTCTGCATTAGTCTCTTGGCTGGTGCTGTGGATGCTGACCACCCGCATCGGCGGCAGCGTCATCATCAGCGCCAACTCGGAAAGCCAACTACGGTCGGTGACCTGGGCCGAGCTGACCAAATGGGCGGCGATGACCATCAACAACCACTGGTTTGAGATCAGCGCAACCAAGCTGGTGCCGGCGCAGTGGCTGTGCGAGCTGGTCGAGCGCGACTTGAAGAAAGGCACACGTTATTGGGCCGCAGAGGGCAAGCTGTGGTCGGCAGAGAATCCCGACAGCTACGCCGGTGTCCACAACCAAGACGGCATGATGTTGATCTTCGACGAGTCCAGCGGTATCCCCAATCCGATATGGGAAGTCGGTGCCGGGTTCTTTACTGAGAACACGCCGGATCGCTATTGGTTTGCTTTTAGCAACCCGCGCCGCAACGAAGGCTACTTCTTTGAGTGCTTCCACGCCAAACGGGCGTTTTGGAACACCCGCAGCGTAGACGCGCGCACCGTTGAGGACACCGACAAGCAGGTCTACGAGCAGATTATTGCGGAATACGGCGAGGATTCACCGCAGGCTAAGGTCGAGGTGTATGGGGAATTCCCCGACGCGGGCGAGGATCAGTTTATCAAGCCCATGCTAGTCGAGGACGCAATGAACCGCGACCGCTGGAAGGACACCACGGCACCGATCGTATTAGGCATCGACCCCGCCAGAGGTGGCGCTGACTCGACCGTGCTGGTGGTGCGCCAAGGGCGCGACATTGTGGCGATCAAACGCTACTCGGGCGAGGACACCATGACCATCGTTGGGCGGGTAATCGACGCCATCGAGGAATTCAAGCCCACGCTGTCGATCATTGACGAAGGTGGCTTGGGTTACGGGATACTTGACAGGTTGACAGAGCAGCGTTATAAGGTACGCGGGGTAAACTTTGGCTGGAAGGCCAAAAACTCCATTATGTGGGGCAACAAGCGGGCTGAAATGTGGGGCACCATGAAGGAATGGCTGAAAACAGCATCCATTCCGAGCGACCGGCAGCTAAAAGCCGATCTGGTTGGCCCCATGAAGAAGCCTAACAGCAGCGGCACCATTTTCCTTGAGGGGAAAAAAGAAATGCGTAGTCGTGGATTGGCCTCACCGGACGCTGCCGACGCGCTGGCTGTCACCTTCGCTTTTCCCGTCGCACACCGCGAATACCGCGAGCCTGTGCGACGCGTTTCTTCGCAAGCGCCGAACGTAGTCAACTCATGGATGGGATCGTGAAGAAAAGCGTATCGTTAGCGGTCGGTCGCGGCGAGAAACTTCCCGTCAGCAAAGGTGCTGGCCTGACCGCCAAGGGGCGCGCTAAGTATAATGCGGCGACCGGCAGCAACTTGAAGGCACCGGCACCAAGCCCGAAAACGTCAGCCGACAAAGGGCGCAAAGCGTCCTTTTGTGCGCGCATGTCGGGCGTGGTAGAACACGCCAAAGGCCCGGCCGAACGGGCAAAAGCATCCCTTAAACGATGGAAGTGCTAATCATGCCACTCGTCAAGTCAAAATCACCCGTTGCTTTCCGCAAGAACATCAAAGCCGAAGTCGCTGCGGGCAAGCCGATCAAGCAGGCCGTGGCAATAGCTTATTCGGTCAAGCGCGCGGCGACAGGTAAGAAGAAAGGCAAGTAGTGGCCTATCAAGACACGGGAATTAACGAAGCTGGCGCGGTGGCGTCGGGCGGCTCCAAGCCCGACCGCGACAACAGCGACATGCTGGCAACGATGCGGACACGCCTCACGATGGCGATCTCCGCGTATTCGGATTCCCGTGAGGATGAGTTGGACGACCTGCGCTTCCGCGCGGCCTCGCCCGACAATCAATGGCAATGGCCCGCCGACGTGCTGGCAACCCGTGGTTCGGTGCAAGGCCAGACGATCAATGCGCGCCCCTGCCTGACCATCAACAAGCTGCCGCAGCACGTCCTGCAAGTCACCAACGATCAGCGGCAGAATCGCCCATCGGGTAAGGTCATTCCCGCCGACGACAAGGCCGACGTGGAAGTGGCCGAGATATTCAACGGCATTGTGCGGCATATCGAGTATATCTCGGACGCCGACGTAGCCTACGACACCGCCTGCGACAACCAGGTGACGTTTGGCGAGGGGTATTTCCGCATTTTGACGGAGTATTGCAACGAAGATAGCTTCGATCAAGACCTCCGAATCGGGCGTATTCGTGACAGTTTTAGCGTCTATATAGACCCGACGATCCAAGACCCTTGCGGTTCGGACGCCGAATGGTGCTTTATCTGCTCGGAAGTCACCAAAGAAGAATACGAACGTGAATTTCCCGATGCTAGCCCGTTGTCCAGCTTGCAATACGGCGTGGGCGACGGTCAATTGAACGCGTGGATCAACCAAGACACGGTTCGAATCGCGGAATACTTCTATATCGAGCATGAAGCCAAGAAACTGAACCAGTATCACGGCGGCATTAATGCAATGGCCGGCTCGCCCGAGGCGAAACAAGCCGAAGCGATGGGTTTGAAGCCGATAAAAACCCGTGATGTAGACGTTAAAACCGTCAAATGGTGCAAAACCAACGGTTTTGACATTCTTGCCGAGCGTACATGGCCCGGTAAGTGGATTCCAATCGTCCGCGTGGTGGGCAACGAATTTGAGATTGATGGCCGCATGTATGTCAGCGGTTTGGTGCGGAACGCCAAAGACGCCCAGCGCATGTATAACTATTGGGTGAGCCAAGAGGCCGAAATGCTGGCACTGGCCCCGAAAGCACCGTTTATCGGCTACGGCGGTCAGTTTGAAGGCTATGAACAACAGTGGAAAACGGCCAATATCAACAACTGGCCGTATCTGGAAGTCAATCCCGACGTGACCGACGGGCAAGGCGGCGTATTGCCGCTGCCGCAACGATCACAGCCGCCGATGGCCTCCAGCGGCCTCCTGCAAGCCAAGGCAGGGGCGTCCGACGACATTAAGGCGTCTACCGGTCAGTATGACTCCAGCCTCGGCGCAACCAGCAACGAACGCTCTGGGCGGGCCATCTTGGCGCGTGAGAAGCAGTCGGACACCGGCACCTATCACTACGTGGACAATCTGGCGCGCGCCATTCGTTACGCGACGCGGCAACTGGTCGATTTGATTCCGAAGATTTACGACACGCAGCGCATCGCCCGCATCATTGGGCTGGATGGTGAAACGGATCAAGCGGCGATTGACCCCAACCAGCCGATGCCGGTCAGGAAGATTCAAGACGAGCGCGGCATCGTCATCAAGAAGATTTACAACCCAAGCGTCGGCACCTACGACGTGGCGGTTACCACCGGCCCGAGCTATCTGACCAAGCGTCAAGAGGCGTTGGACGCGATGGCGCAACTGCTGCAAGGCAACCCGCAACTGTGGGCGGTGGCCGGCGACCTGTTTATCAAACATATGGATTGGCCGGGCGCGCAGGAAATGGCGGCGCGGTTTGCCAAAACAATCGACCCGAAATTGCTCGCAACCGGCGACGAAACGCCCGAACTGCAAGCGGCCAAGATGCAGATGCAGGCGATGGCACAAGAAATGGAACAAATGCACGGCATGTTGCAAAATGTCAGCAAATCCATCGAAGCGCAAGAGATGCAGGTCAAGCAGTTCGACAGCCAGGTCAAGGCTTACGACGCCGAAACCAAACGCATCAGCGCGGTGCAAAATTCAATGGGTGAAGATCAAATTCACGATATTGTTATGGGAACGCTACACGCGGCGATGGCTACCGGCGATATTGTTTCCGGTAACCCTATGGTTAGTAATCGTGATAACATACCTGAGAACGAACCTCAGGAGATGCAAAATGCGCCTATGCCACCCAACGCAAGCCCAGATCAAGGATATGCTCCGTTATGAAAACGGAAAATTATACTGGCGTAAAAAAGTTAGCCGCAAGATTAATGTCGGCGACGAAGCGGGTACGCTCAGAAAAACTGACGGTTATAGCCAAATAATGATTAATAGACAGGTCTACCGCACTCACCGATTAGTGTATTTATACCATTTTGGGCATACCCCAGAAACACTTGACCATATAAACCAAAACCCGAGTGATAATCGGATTGAAAATCTACGGCCCGCTACCCGCGCTGAAAATGCGTACAACAGTAAACTAAGGTCGGACAACATTTCGGGAGTAAAAGGCGTTACTTGGGACAAGGCCAAAAAGAAATGGGCTGCTCGTTTGTTTGCAAATAAAACTTGTTTCAATTTAGGCCGGTTTGTTGAATTAACCGACGCTATAACCGCAGTCAAAGCGGCAAGACGCCAACACCACGGCGTATTTGCCGCTGAAGGAGCACCACAATGAAGTGCGCCGATTTTGTAGGGATGCTGTTCTTAGCTCGGGATGTGGCGCACAGCGTTCACCTCAATACCCGCAGCTATTCCAAGCATGTAGCCTTGAACATCTTTTACGATCGTATTGTGGGCGCGGCAGACGATTTTACGGAAGCCTATCAAGGGCGGCATGGTTTGATCGGCCCGATCTCGCTCATGTCGGCCAAGAAAACGGCCAACATTATTGAGTTTCTGGAAGATCAATTGAAAGAAATTGAAAACGCAAGGTATGATATTGTGGATAAGTCTGACAGCTCGCTGCAACAGCTCATCGACAATATTATTGAAATTTATTTGCGAACGCTCTACAAACTGCGCTTTTTGGCATAGGACAAATCATGGCCTCAAATTACCTAAACATTAGCGCAACCACGCAAATTAAAGTTGGTGCTGGCAAGCTCAAAGGCATTATGTGTAGCACTGCGTCAGCTACGCCAACCATTGCGGTTTATGATTCAGCAACGGCGGGCACTGGCGCAGTCACGATAATTGCTGAGTTTGTGCCTGGCGCACACACAATGTATCCCCTGACGGGAGATGACGGCGGTATCTGGTTTAGTAAAGGTTTATATGTAGTGATCGGTGGCACCGTCGGTGTTACGTTCATTTACGAATAGGAATGAATATGGCATATTATTATCAGTTAAGCGTAACTGCCAGTGTGCCGAACAAAACCACCATTAAAACGGGTTTTGGCAAATTAAAAGGCATATTTTGCAGTTCTGCCTCGACTACCCCTCGTGTAACAGTTTATGATTCTGCGACGCAAACCGCCGCAGATGGCACCATTATCAGCCTATTAACCCCCCAAGCAAGTGAAAATTACCCGTTAAGCGGCGCGGATAGTGGGATTGGATTTAGCCGCGGCCTGTATGTGTTAACTACTGGCACAATGGAATTGACATTTATTTATGAGTAACCGCACTGGCGCGGTACGCCAGGGATTCTAAGGAATCAAGCCATGTCTGACGAAGTAATAGCGGAAACACCCGCGCCGGAACAGGTTGCTACGGCAGCACCTGAACCCGTAGTAAATGCGCCGGAAGCAGCAGAAGCATCCGAAGGTGACGTTAAGGAAACTCCGAAGGTATTTACCCAAGAGGATCTAGACGCAGCCATCGGCAAACGGCTTGCAAGAGAACAACGCAAGTGGGAACGCGAGCAGCGAACGACACAGGCGGCGCAAGCCCCCGCGTCAGCCGTTGCGGAGCCTGTAGTGCCGGAACAATTTGCCACGACCGAAGCGTATGTCGATGCACTGGCAACGCAGAAAGCCGAGCAGTTGGTCAGGCAACAACAGTATCAGCAACAGCAGCAAGAATTGTTGGGTAGCTACCACGATAAGGAAGAAGCAGCGCGGGATAAATACGAGGACTTTGAACAGGTCGCGTATAACCCTAAACTGCCGATTACGGACGTGATGGCGCAGACAATTCAAGCGTCGGACAATGGGCCAGATATTGCGTATTATCTGGGCACGAATCCAAAAGAAGCTGCACGTATTTACGCTTTGCCGCCTTTTTTGCAGGCTAAAGAGATAGGACGTTTGGAAGCAAAAATCGCTTCTGAGCCAGTAACCAAACAAACCTCAAGGGCACCTGCGCCGATTTCACCTGTTACACCCAGAAATGGGGGATCGCCAAATTTTGATACCACTGACCCACGCTCAATAAAAGCAATGAGCACAACTCAATGGATTGAAGCTGAACGATTGCGGCAGATGAAAAAGCAGGAGTCTAAGGGCCACCGTTAATACTTTTTAGGAGTTTCATTCATGGCTAATAGCCTACTGACCATTGACATGATTACCCGGAAGTCTCTGGAGATTCTGGAGAACAACCTCGTAATTTCCCGCAATTGCAACAAAGAATACGACGACAGCTTTGCCGTTGAAGGTGCCAAAATTGGTTCGACCCTGCGGATTCGTCTGCCGGATCGCGCTCTGGTGACCGACGGTGCCGCCCTGCAAGTTCAGGATGACAACGAGCAATACACCACGCTGACCGTTTCCAGCCAAAAGCACATCGGCATTAACTTTACCTCTGCCGAGCTGACCATGCAGTTGGATGATTTTGCGGAACGTGTTCTGAAGCCGCGTATCAGCCAATTGGCGTCCAGTGTTGATGCTGACGTTGCCAACGCTTACAAGTCGATCTACGCTTCGGTGGGCACTCCGGGCACCACGCCGGCCACTGCGTTGGTTCTGCTGCAAGCGCAACAGAAGCTGAATGAAAACGCTACTCCGATGGCACCGCGTTACGCGACCGTGAACCCTGCCGCTAACGCTGGCTTGGTGAACGGCATGACTGGCTTCTTTAACCCGACGGGCACGATTTCCCGCCAGTTCAAGACCGGCATGATGGGTGAGGGTGTTCTCGGCTACGACGAAATCAATATGTCGCAGTCGATTGTCAACCACACCACGGGTAGCCTTCCGGTTGCGCCGATCTGCGCGTCCACTGTGCCTTCCGCTCAAGGTGCGACCACGCTGGATATTACGTACACCAGCGGCACCAAGACCATCAAGCAA